GGTTTACGTCCTATTTGCTCTTCGAAAATGGTCGGCATACTACTACTCCTTAAAAATGATATTTATATTATACTACGAATTTGAATGAATGTAAATAAAAATTTACTTTATTATTTGAGCTCAAGTCTTGCCGAACCGTCTCTTTTAATTTCAACTGAACCTTTAACCTGGTCTAGACCAAATCCGATCGCTAAACCGGAACCTCGTGGTCTACTACCAGTTGCATCAATATAGATTGAATCTGGGGGTGCACCCATTACACTTGGTTTACCTGTAGCCATAATAGAAGTTCCTCTTCTGCCTGGACTACCTTGTTTTACTGTTAATAGTTTTACTTCACCAGTAATAATCTTACCTGCAAGTGTCCGAGCATCCATAAAACCTGGGTTTAGTTTTTCATCAAGTGCTTTTTGTAAATCATCAGCTTGACCAGCATGAGCAGCACTTGCTTTTTTCAACATAGCTATAATTTCTTTTACTTTATCCTCATCTTCTTGATCTAGCTCTTCTAAAAGGCCTATAGCTTCTTCTATCTTATCTGATGTTTCTTTATCAAACTTATCAAGATCTGGATTTTTCTTAATAAACGGTCTTCCGCCGTGTGATGCAACATCACCAGTAACTGTATCAGACTCTCCTAAGCCTTTTTTATTTTCTCTATCAAGTAATTTAGCTATGCTGATAAGATTATCTCTATCTTTTTTAGAAAGCATTTTCATTTGTCTGTCTTTAGCAAGTTGTCTTAGTGAATCTCCATATGCTTTAGTTGATTCATCAATAAAATCAGTCTGCTCTGAACGTAGAGTGGCCCAGTCCTTGTTTAAAACCTCTTGCATCGCCGTAGCCATGCTTTTATATTCTTTATTTTGCATTGTCAATGTCCTCTTCTGTAACGTATATGTAATTTTTTGTATTTACGTGTTTTACTTTAAAAACAGGAACGTTGAATATTCTTCCTACAGGTTTACTATCTTCACTAACAATGACTTCACTATTTTTCTTAATTAAAGGTTCAGCTGTCGTTGGAAGTAATAGTTCCTTATTTAAAGTATAAACACCCTTTATAAGATGTTCTTTTTTATTTATAAAAAGATTGCTCTCAGATATGAAATTTTCCTCATTTGGATTTACACCGTAAACTTCATTTAATATTTCACCTAACTCTAAATCGGTTAATTTAGTATGTTCTTTAATTAAAAAAAGTGCAGTCAAATAATTTGCTATTGTCCCTTTAATTACTGGAACTTTTAACAGTATTCGACGTATGTTAAACACTAAACGATGAAATATAGTATATGCAGCTTTTTGTTGCGGTGAGTAACCAGTTGATGGTTTAGGTAATTTTTTACCGTTCCTATCAATTACACCAGTTTTAAACGCTGCTGTTTTTGTAAATGGCATTGTAAGCAATCTTAAAAATCTGATTGCGTACGCTGTATCTGCAAAACTTAGAGCCATTTTAAATTTTCCTTAGTATATCTATTATATTCTGATCTAACGATACTTCTGTAAACCAATTTTGAGGGAGATAATTTAAGAAGACTAAATATGTTTTTAGCGCTGGTTGTATTTCAGCTTCCATTTTATGGAACATCATACGATTAGCTGCACTTATTTCAAAAACATTATAAAACGCTATTAAATGATTTAATATTAATCTCTCTTTTATTATACCGTCTTTATGGTATTTTTTTAAAAGTCGTTTTACGTATTTTAATCTATTAAAGTCTTCCCAAAACTCTTCCGCGGTTAAGCATGATATATTAGTATAATTTTCAACCGCATATTGTTTAAAGTTCTTATCATTAAGATATAATATAGTCATAAAATTATTTATAACTATTATTTAGTACTTGCGATAAGTCCTTGTATAAATTTCTTAACACTAGAAGTATTAGGTAAGTTATTAGCTTTTATGATTTCATCAGCTGATTTACCAGCTTTGATATCCATATGAAGATCACTCATCTTGCCTTCAGTTTGAAAGTTTTTCTCTTCCTCTTCTTCACCGTCAACTTTTAAGACTTCAGCATCAGTTGCAGGCTCTTCACCAACACCAATTTTTGTGCCATTTTTTCTTTTTTGGCCATGAGCATCTACTTCAACTGCAGGATAACCTTCATCAGTATATCCTTCTTCAACTTCTTTATCATCTTCTTTTTCTTCAGAATCATCAACTTTCTTACCTTGTTTCTTAAGAATCGCTTTTTGTAATCCTGGAGGTAATTTTTTCTGGCCAGAACTTAAACCATGAGAATCTTCATGCATACCTTCTTCTTTTTCTTCTTCATCCTCTTCTTCAGAGTCATGCATGCCTTCTTCTTTATCTACTCTTTTTGTTTGACCTGGTGTGTCACAATGAGTTTCATATACTTGCCATGGTTCTTCTTTAATTGTTTCTTCATCTTCTTCTGGTTCCATCTCTTCGCCAGTCTTCTTAGCAGCTATTTTAGATGCGACGTCTTTACCTATTCGAACCGGATATGTTTTACCACCAAATTCAAATTCAGTCTTACCTGCTTCTTTTGCTGCAGATGCTGCACCCATAAAAGATGCTGCGTCTTCTGCAGTCATTTTATCTACATCATCGTAGATGTCTGAACGACCTTCTAAAACAGTTTTAGCAGCATCGGACAGATTTTCTATTCCATTTATTTTACTGAACATTTTGTTCTCCTTAATTTATCATTGTTATTGCGCCGATGCCGGCTGTTAATATTGCAGCTACGACTATCCATCCTAACCGCACTATATTTGAAATTGTTGATTTAGCTGCATTGACTGATTCCTCAGCTGCATGTAATCTATCATCTATTTCATCTAACTTTGTATGAGCATCATCTAATGATTGCCATACTGTTACAACTTTTTCTTCTAAAGAATGAATTTTTTCTTCTGCTCTTGCAATAGATACAACAGCATCAGCTAATTTATCAATCTTTTCTTCTATTCTATCTAAACGAGTTCTTTCGTTAGCATTCATAAATTCCTCTAATCTACATCATCCAATCGATCTTGCAAGTTTGCTATTCGTTCCCTTGCTAATTTTTTTTCAGATTCTGTTTTAGCTGCTTTTAATTGCATGCGTGCGTGTCTCAGTCTTCCGCGCCATCTTTTTATACGTTCTTGTCTTTCTTTTCTTTTAGCAATGGCTTCTCCACCCTTCATTGCAGCAGCTGTCGCTATAGCACCACCAACTACTTTTGCAGTTCCAATTACTGCAGGAGCAATTTCATCTAATTGAACGTGGTCTGAAAATGATTTAACTCTGGCTGGTGCTTTAACTTCACTAACTGATTCAGGTAAAGATCTAATAAATTTATCAATCTTTTTCACATCGCCTTTTAATTCCACAGCTGATTTGTTCATAGAAACGTTTCTTTTTCTTAGAAAAAGTCCTGCTTTTTTTGCCATTGCAATTACAACTCCAGCATAGTTATTATCCATATCGTCCAACCTGTATATCATATCAAATCTTTTTTCATTGACTGATTCACCTAAAACCTTAAGTACCATTTCTTTTTGTTTCTTTTGATCTGTTATTCTAGCTTTTTTAAATACTTCAGCATCTTTTTTTATACTAATTTCATTTGAAAGACCACTAAAGTCACTGTCTTTAAATCCAGCTTTTTTTAGTTTATCTAAAGCAATTCTACGATTTGTACGACTGTTATAAACTAATGTATAACCGCCACCTAAATGATCTCTAACTCTACTTGGTGCTTCTTCGTTTACTGACTCATTTACTGATTCATACATTTCACCTGTTTGTGCGTTGCCAAGTGCGACAATAGTTTCACTATCTGTTTCACCATCTCTTCTTTTAATATACACACCTTTATCTAATATCTTTGTGCCAGCTGATGCAACAAAATAAACAACAAACAGTGCAACGCCTGCATATATATTTTTCCCAGCTACAGCTTTAGCAGCTTTACCGAATAATGCAAGATTTTCTGTTATAGATTCTTCATTAAGTTTAAATCCAGGTATTGCGCTTAAGAATCTTTTAAGTAGTCTGTTATTAGCTGCACCCGCAGACTTCATACTATCTCTTATTATGAGGCCGGGTAAGTGTTTTATTTGCACCCATGCGCCAGTTTTAAAATTACCTGGAATTGGTAATTGTTTTCCTCGGTTAGTTACCGGTCGATGAAATATGTATCCCTGACCTTTTGGAAACTTTATATTATTTGCGGCAAACACATATTTCTTAGTTTGATCTTTAAAGTTTACAAATACTTCAGTGCTAGGATTAACTGCTTTAGCTTTTTTTAATGTAAGTTCTTCTAATTCGTTTTGTTTTCTATACTCAAGAGACCTAAGTTTTTCTTTAAAATTCTTTCGTCTTCCATCTATTTTTTCAGCTCGATGTAATATAAATTCTTCATTCACTATTGTATCTAGAATTTTACCTCTTTGTAATAAAGGATCTCTATCAGCCGTTGATAACACACCAATAATATAATCTTTACCTGCACGTGTTAGTTCCTTAAATTTTTTAGCAATTTCTTTTGGATTAGCTTTTTTAGTTATTAGTGTTGTAATATCTTTAGTTGCTTTCTTATCCTTTGAACGAACCTGATTGGCCATAGCTTTTAAATTTTGAATAAAATTTTCATGCATGATCTGTTCGTTCTTAATATCTTTTTCAAGATCATCAGTCTCTTCTTCATCGGTATCAACTATACGTTTTATAACCATTGCAGATTCAAAATTTTCTGAATCCTCAATAGCTTTTTGCATGTCAGCTAAATCATTCTCATCGTTATAAAATTTAGATTTAACCTCACCACCATCATCAATCTTTTGTGCAACTAACTGATATTGAGTAGCTTCTTGTATTAATGTATTTTTATATATGTTATAACTTTTTTTAATTTCTATAATGCTAAATTTGTTGATATCAAAATCATGAATGCTGCTAAAACTTTCTAATAAATGTTTAGATTCACCTGATAAAAGTTTTTCTAATACAATTAATTTTCTATTGATAACAGGATCTGATTTCTCAATTATATCCATTACATATTTGTGTTGACGTTTATAATCTGTAAGTCTAATACCTGCTTTTTTAAATTTTGTCGCGTTAGGATTTACTTTAATAGTACTATCTTTTTGGCTAACAGTTAAGTCACCAAATCCATCAAATCCAGCTGCTTTTAATTTTTTAACTGCAGCTTGACGATTTGGAAAAAGCGAAAAATAATACTTAGCTGGACTAAAACTAGTAGGCGCATTTTTAACTTTTACAGCTTCACTAACAGATTCATTTAAATCTGTTCTTCCAAATCCTGGTTTAGGATCTCCTTTGATTACAGAATCTAAATGTTGTTTCATATATCCACCAATTTTATCAGATAACCCAGCAATTTCTGCTTTTCTCATGATTTCGTCATGTAGTCTTTGAGCATTATTTTTTTGTTCTTCAGTTGCTGTTCCTGCATCTAATACATCTTTTTCTAATTTATAGAACATGTCTTGAAGTTTTGTTAGCTCCTCTGCGCCTAAAACATCAGCATTTTGTTTCATAACTTCTTGCGCAGATCCGCACATATAAAAATGTGTTGTTGTATATCCACCTACAGTTATTTCATGTTGCTCATTAATCGATTCTTTAC